AGTGCTAATATCACTGTTACAACCATAACCAATCCACCAACTGCTACTAATCTCGGTAGTTTCACGGTAATACTTGATAGTGGTACAACATATACTGTTGCTTGGCCTGCATCTGTAAAATGGCCAGCCGGGGTTGCTCCTCTTTTAGAAGGTCCTGCTGTAAATATTGTTAGTTTTATTACGCCGAATGGTGGAACCGATTGGTATGGATTTGTAGGTGGTCTTGCATATTAAATTAAAAGGTTAATTATGATAAAGGATGTAATAGTAGCTGCACAAAAAACACCACCTGTTCCACCAGTTTATTTAACTGAAATATGGGCAACAGGATTTAATAATTATGGTGGAATGGGCGATAATTCTATTATAGATAGATCTAGTCCAGTGCAAACAGGAACAAAAACGGACTGGAAAATTGCATATAATTCAGATAATTTTACCGCAGGAATAGATTTATCCGGTAGTTTATGGACTTGGGGAATCAATATTGAAGGTGATTTGGGATTGGGTGACACCATCAGTCGTTCAAATCCAGTTCGAGTAGGAACTGAAACAAATTGGGCAAAAGTTACTCGTGGTTCTGCATTAAAAACCAATGGAACACTTTGGGTGTGGGGTAGAAATACGTATGGACAATTAGTAACAGGTGATACATCCAGACGTTCAAATCCAGTTCAAGTAGGTATAAACACAGATTGGAAAGATATTCCTCAAAGTACTGGAGCATCTGATACATACTTTGCTATTAAAACCGATGGAACTCTTTGGTCATGGGGTTTCTCAGAAGGTTTTTCGAGATCGGCTGGAACTCCTGGTATAGTATATGAAGATATACATTATCAATTACTTAGAAGCTACACTATGGTTGCAATGGGTGAATATATTGGGTATGCAATTCGTTCTAATGGAACTCTTTGGGCATGGGGAACCAATACCGATTACAATTTGGGTGATGGAACAACAACTGCTCGTTCACTGCCGGTTCAAATTGGGATTGATACCAACTGGTCATTTGTTACAACTGCAAAAACTAATTATTTTGGTACTGCAACAGACACACTACGAGAACATAATTTTGCAATAAAAACAACTGGACAACTTTGGGGATGGGGTGCGAACGGTGTAGGTGAACTTGGTGTATTTAATACTACGTTTATCAGATCAATTCCTGTCCAAATAGGACCAGATACTAATTGGTCGAGAGTTACTGCCGGCACATCATTTACAGTTGCACTTAGAACGAATAGAACTCTTTGGTCATGGGGTAGTAATACTGCTGGTAGACTCGGTATAAATCTTGCCAGTGGCAATAGATCATCTCCAGTACAAATCGGAACTAGATCTGATTGGACACAAGTTGCCGCTGGTTCATCGCATACACTTGCAATTAGATCCGATAATACACTTTGGGCATGGGGTCTTGGTACTGCTAGACAGTTGGGTATAACAGTTGCAACATCTGTAAATAGATCATCCCCAACACAAGTTGGTGTTTTATCAAATTGGACACAAATTAGTGCAGGCGGATCACATTCTATGGCAGTTGCTTCAAATGGAACTCTCTGGACTTGGGGTGCAAATAATAATGGACAACTTGGATTAAGAGATACTGCTACTAGATCATCTCCTGTTCAAGTGGGAACTCGATCAGATTGGACACAGGTTTCTGCTAACGGTAATATGTCACTTGCAATTAGATCAGATAAAACTCTTTGGGTTTGGGGTACAAATAATTATGGAGAACTTGGACTGGGTGTATCAACTGATCGTTCTTCACCAACACAAGTTGGAACTTTGAGTAATTGGGTGTCTGGATCATTTGGTGCAGGTCATATTGGATTGATTGATGCGAATGGAGTATTATACTCGGCAGGTATAGCTAATGTACTGGGATTAGGACGCATTCACGAGGATCTAATACACAGATCTAGTCCAACTCAAATTGGGAGAGATACTAATTGGAATAACTTTTCCGCAGGAGTATCGATGATGAAAACAGATGGAACGATATGGGGTATGGACGGATCTCCTGTTCAATTAGGAACTGAAACAAATTGGGCAAAAGTACATTATCAGGGTATCGGACAAGGATCAGGTCTAAAAACTGATAGAACACTTTGGAATTGGTCATCAAATCACAGTACATATAGTCAATTAGGAAATGATACTTACAAAGATTTTAACGGATACTATGCAAATAGAATCCACCTTATTAAAACCGATGGGACTCTTTGGTTCAAGGGATTAAACACAAATGGTTGGGGTGGTGTCGGTGATACGGTAACTCGTACATCTCCTGTTCAGGTTGGAACACTTAATACATGGGTGTCTGCATCATCAAATGATATAGGACAATTCATAAAAAGATATAGTTAAATTTGCTTATTACAAATAAATTTTGTATATTTGTTAGTTACATATAAAAATAGAAAGGTTTTGTTATGATTGAAAAAGAAATTCATCCATTAGATATTGCTTTAAGTCATGCAATCAATGGAGAACCAGAAATGAGTGAAAAAATTCTACGTGAACAACCACAAGATGATTTGCGGGTTCTTTTTAATTTGGGATGGCATGAAATGCGTAATAGGAATATGTTAAAGGCATTTGAACATCTAAATTATGGTAGATTTATCAATACATTTGGATTACCTGCACTTCCTGGAAAGATTTGGAAAGATGAGCCACTTGAAAATAAAACACTTCTTTTTAGATGCGAAGGTGGGTTTGGTGATCAAATTCTAAATTTTCGTTTTGCTAAAAGATTTCAAGAAATGGGTGCTAGAGTTTTGGTATCATGTGCATCCGAATTGAAACCTTTATTTTCAAGACATGGATTTATTTGTGTTGATAATGAAGTTATCATGTGTGCACATTATGATTATTGGGTTCCTGCAATGTCTGCCCCTTATGTTCTCGGAATGGAATACGATGATTTGGATGGTTCTCCATTTATCTTTCCATCAGAACCAAGAAAGTTGTTTTCAAAACCTGGACATCTTAAAGTTGGTATTCGTTGGAGTGGTTCTCCAGAATTTGAAGACGAACAACATCGAAGATTTCCACCAGAATTGATGATTGGTCTTCACGATATTCCAAATACAACATTTTATTCATTGCAAAGAGACGAAAATCTTGTAGATGGATTACCTTTTGGTGATATGCGTGAACAAATGAAATCTTGGGATGAGACTGCAAACATAATTGCTGGTTGTGATTTGATAATAACATCATGTACATCAGTTGCTCATCTATCCGGGGCTATTGGAAAACCAACATGGGTGGTTACACCTATCATGCCATATTATACATGGGTTGTTCCGGGAGATACTTCTAATTGGTATAATTCTGTTAAATTGTTTAGACAAGATCGGTATAATGAATGGGATGTCCCATTCAAAAAAATTCGAGACGAACTTACCAAATTATCAGAAGGGTATGTTAAATAATGAATACGAATAAATTGAGTTTAGATATTGTTTTAAGAACACATAGTTTTATAGATATTCATGCAAATCCAACTCCAAGATACTGTGGTGTTGATAAAACAACATTAGTTATTAAATGTGTAAAATCACTGATTCAATCTGCAGAACAATATGACGGAAAAATTCATTTTGTTTGGTTTGATGATCATTCATCCCAAAAACTAATAGATTCATTGCATGAAATTTTCAAAACATCAAGGCATAGTTATGAATTTAATCCATTAGAATTGCGTGGGTGGAACTCATCTGGCCATGCTCAATTCGATAGAGGTCGTTCATCTACTGCAGATTTGGTTTATTTTGTTGAAGATGATTACCTACATTATCCAACGGCAATAGTTGAAATGGTGGATTCATATTCAACATTTAAGAAAAATTTAGGATCAGAAGTTGCAATTCATCCATACGACGATCCAGATAATTACATGGCAAAGTTTATAGATGAATCAAGAATCGTTCTTGGTAAAAATAGACATTGGAGAACAAACAAATATGCAACTTTCACTTTTATGTGTAATCCAGAAATTGTCCGTAAATTTTGGAGTAGATTTTATACGTGTGCAACGGAATATATGACCGAATGGGGTGAGGTGAATCAAATTCAAGAGGGAACTACCATCAATCACATTTGGCGTTGGGAAATTACTCTCTTTACGCCAATACCATCACTTGCATTACATATGGGGTATGAAAGACAACTTGATCCTTATATTGATTGGAAAAAACTATGGGATTCGATTGTGTAATCATATTTATTTGTATGTAAACAAATTTAGGAATTTTTGATGAAATATGCATTAGTAGAAGACGGTATAGTAAAAGAAAGTAATAGAGTGTTGCCAAGGAATTGGAAAAACATTTCAAATTTTTATTTACTAGACGAAGAAACATTAAAATCATATGGTTGGTTTCCATATAGATTTGAACCCACAACTATTCCAGAAAATGCCATTTCTGATGGTACTTATTATGAAATAACAGAAGAAGAAGTTGTTGAAATACAAACATATAGAATAAAAACGGATTTAGAAATTGAAATAGAATCAAATAATAAGTGGTCTCATATTCGAGAAATAAGAACCATAAAATTAAAAGAATGTGATTGGACTCAATTATCAGACAGTCCATTAAATTCTGAAAAAAAAGAACAATGGCAAATATATCGTCAATCACTTCGAGATATAACATTACAATCTGATCCTTACAATATAGTTTGGCCAGACGAACCGGAAATATAAAATGAACAATAAGATTCTTAAATTGATAAAAGAAATGAATCTTGCCATATTCAATGAAAATGAATTAGTGGACAAGGATATTGTTGTTCTTTATCCTGGTAAATTTCAACCGATGGCAATTTATCATCGTGAAGAATATGAAAGAATTTGCCGTAAGTTTGATAAAGATAATGTTATTATTGTTACAAATGATATTACGGATCCAATAGAAAAGCCATTAACATATGACGAAAAGTTTGCAATAATGCGTCGTCATAATGTCAAACATATTCAAAAATCAAATACACCATTTCATGCAACAAATGTTATTGAACAATTTGATGGTGACGCTACTGTTGTAATTTATGCAGTTGATAAAGACGATGCATCTAAATTAAAAAATTACAAGAGATTGATGAAGTGGAATGGTGGTAGTCATTTGCCTTACAAAGATATTCAGAACCCTTACATATATTACATGATAGTAAATCATGTCAGATACGATATTCCATCGTTTGGCGAAATGGGTTCAAAGAGTATTTTTGCTGCTTTGGCAGACCGTTCTGCTAAATTATCTGAATTGAAATCTCGTTTCATTTCTATATTTGGTTGGTTTGATGTTGAGATATTTAACATGGTTGTTTCTAAATTCAATACCAAACGTGGTAAAATGAAAGAGAGTAAAAAGGATAAAAATGGTTTAAGACCATTACATATGATAACAAGAAAATTTTGGAATAAAGTTTACAATGAAATAATAAAATAAAAGGTTATGTTATGGATATTAAAATTGAAAGTCTTGATGATGTTAAGAAACTTCTTGCCGGTGAACATGATAGTCAAAACAAAGTTACCGTTGGGTATACCGAAGAAGACAAAGAATCAAATATTTCAAGAAAAATTGGTGATAAATGGTTTGATTCTGATGGAAATGAATGGGAACAAAGAAATGGCTATAAGATAAAACTTGGTAAAGTTTGGCAACAAGAGTTACACGAATATCTAAATTCATTTCCAAACTGTCCAAAAGAAACTTGCACTTGTGGTATGCCAAAAAGACTTGATCAAAAAATGAAAAGTATTCATGGTATGTGTTTTGATTGCGTTGTTGATATGGAACACAAAATTCGTCTTGAAGGTAAATGGGATGAATATGAAAAAAGAAAACTAAAAGAAAACGCATTATCTTGGTTGAAGGAAGCAGAAAGAGACAAAGATATGATTGCTAGTGAGTTATCACGAATGGAATTTACAAATGATTTTGGTGATAATGAAAAATGGAAAACTCCTTTGAATAAGGAAGAACTTTTGGAAAAAATAGAAAAAGAGTTTGAAGAATTTAGAAATAACTTTATTAAAAAGTTAGAGGAAGATTTGGGAGAAAACATTGAAACCACTTAGTCCTGTTTCAGAAACTTTTAGTGGAATACGAGGTAGGTTATCATCAAAAAGAATGATGATGTTTTTTTCTTTTCTTGTTATGATATTTATGGCAGTATTGTCTACTTTTTATGATAAAAAGATAGAACAATTTATATTCGATGGATTTCTTTACATAGTGGTTGGTAGTCTCTTTTCAGTAGCATCAGAACAATTTGCAACAAAATATAGAAAGATGGAAGGTACTGATTATTATGAAGAATTAGATGATAATGATATAGTCGATGAAAAACCTATTCGTAAACGGAGAAATAGATGAAAAGTATAATTGTTGAAAGAGCAGTTCCTACAAATAAAAAACTTTACAACAGTATAAAGGCAAGAATTAAGAGAAAATATAAAGTATGGCCAAGTGCTTATGCATCTGGTGCACTTGTGAAGGCATATAAAGCAGCAGGTGGTGGTTATCGCAATGTTAAGGAAGTTATCAATAATCCATCGTATCAACTTGAAGGTTATGCAACCAATTCATGTGGTAAAATAACTGAATTGCATTTTTCTTTACAAGAAAGTGAACCAAATATGATGAATGAGGCAGAATATCGTGGTAGAAAAGTTTCTCTCGGTAAACCTTTCAGAACTCCAGGTGGTCCAAAAAAGTTTTCTGTTTATGTTAAAAAACCAAATGGTAATATTGTTAAAGTAAATTTTGGGCACAAAGGAGAAGGTGGTAAAAAGACAATGAAAATTAAAAAGAGTAATGCTGCTCGTAGAAAATCATTCCGTGCACGTCACCGTTGTCATTCACCTGGTCCAAGACACAAGGCAAGATATTGGTCTTGTAGATTTGGATGGCCTTCGAGTGGCAAAGGTGCAATAGATAAAACGTAATAATATGAACTATCAAATATTTTATGATAAATTAACAAAAGAAGTTGGCAAACCTCACAATAAACCAGTGAGTCAGGTTGCATCTGCTTATGCGGATGCTTATGATTTGGCTTGCAAAGGAAGTTGTAAAACTATGTTTGGTGCGGTTTTAATGACTGGTAATAAAAATATTTTGAAAAAAAAAATAGAAGAATCACTAAAAACTCAATCTTATGTAAAAGATTCATCTTCCCCTGGTACTCTTAGATTTGATAGTGCATATAAAACGATGGCGGAGGGTTTTAATAAATATTGGGTAGATTCAAAATTTACACCAATGCCCCCTTCACCACCGTGCATCAGTTTTGATCCGCAATCACAAAATCCAGGTGTAAAAGTTAGTCCAAATCCACCACCACAACCAACTTTTGTTGGAGTGGAATACTATGCAGTTGCATTTGGTAACTATGATTTTGCTGGTAATTTAAAAAGTGTCTGGCAAATAAAAGATTGGAAAAAATTTGTTGATTCTTTTTATGACACATTATTAGAGTTTCATTTAACATTAAATGGAACATATAATGGTAGAGCCGTGCTCGTACCGGCTCCTAGTCCTGTTCCACTTTCTGTTAAATGGTATGGTATAGTTGGTGGAACTAGAAGAAAATCCTTGAGTAATTATGACATAGCTTTATCAAATCCAGTGCCGCATGGTAGAGGTACTGACATACCTTTAATGAGAGATTGGGAAGCAACATTTAGAGTTGCGGATATATCATCAAACAGAGAGTATATGATTGCAATTGATCCAAGATTGCCGGATGAGCTTTTATTTTTACAAGGTGGATTTGCAGCTTCTGCTGCACCATTGAATCCTTTTAATTGGGATAAAATGAAAAGAGGACAAAATGTTATAGTTTCTCATGTACATCCTTGGGATGAAGGTAATGGAGTTATTAATAAATCTGGATTTTCTCCGCAGGACATATGGTTTGCTATTCACAATAATCTTTCAGAAATGAGAGTGTCTAATAAATTTTATACATATGTATTACAAAGGCCTGCAGGTGGTTGGTCTACGTATAGAGTTGGTAAAGCGGGTAAAAGAAAAGCGGATGGGACGTTCAATAAAGAAGATACTGGAATAAACCCAGCAATAAGAATTGCAATTGAACTTGAATTTGATCAAATTCAAGATTTAAAACGAATGCAACTTGATGCTATTTATAGTGATTCCATAAAATATGATAACTGGGGTGAATCTATACATTATGCAAATAGAGTGCTTTCAAAAAAATATGGATATAAATATGAACGCGTTCCAGTAGAAGAATTAAGACTGCGTGGTAAGTATAAGAAAGAATATGATGTTGCTATGCAGGCAGAATTTACAAATAAAATACCAGTAGATTTTGATGTTAGATCAATACGAGTATGGTTGAATAAACTTTTGAATAAAAACTTTTAAAAGTATTAATATGAGAAGAATATGGCCGATGTTAATGGTGAAATACCAGAAGAAGAATTTATAGAAATTTTATCAACACCATATAAAGAACACGAACAACAAGTTTCAGATAATAATAATCAGAATATTGTAAATGATGATGACATAAAAGTATATCCAGTCGGTGGATATGGTAAAGATATTCGAGTAATAAATGATTTTGAAATTAAACAAAGATTCAAATTAACAGAGACGGCATTGTATACCAATCTAAGAGTTTCTTGGAAGATAGAAAAAGTAGGTGATCAATCAAATACACCTGGATTAACTCAAAAAGAAGCGAAAATATATTTAGGATTGGAAGATAGAATATCAACACATAACCACCCTAAACAAAATAATGCAGATGGTGGATCTTTTTCTCCTGATGATATAACAAGTTTTATATTACAAGAAGATTTGGAACTTAGAGTGGTTGATTATTATTATGCATATGTAATGCAAAGACCTGTTGTTGGGTGGGATGTTTGGAAAAATCAATATCCAGAAACTATTGAATATAAGTTAGTAAATGGAACACCAGACTTTACTGGTAACCCATTGTATCAATTTTTTGACCAAGTTTTTATTGCAAATAGAAATAAACTAAAACTTGCGGCTGAAAAAGGAATTGGTAAAAACGATCCTAGATCTTGGTTTGAAGATTCATTGCATGTTGCAAATCTTTTAGTTTCACGAAAATATAGAATACCATATGCAAGATATGTTGATAATAGATAATTTACTAAATGGTTTGAGATAAAATGGCAGAAACAATCAATATTAATGATTCGTATTTAAAAAATGCAGCAAAAAAATTAATTTCAGATGAAGTAATCGATGAAACATATATTAATGATCAAGCAAATATAAATGAAAAACGTTTGATTCGAGAGGCAATAAGTGTATATCCAGTTGGTGGATATGGATCAAAAATGGATATAATTAAAAAATTTGAAAAAAAATATAGAAAAAATCCTATTGAACATTTACTTATTACTAACAAAATGGAAGATAAATTTAAAATAATAAAGGGTGATAATGAACAGGTTGTAATCAGCTCTGATACTAGATCTTTTATTTTAAGTCTAAAAGATGGGATAACGGTACACAATCATCCACCGAATTATGAGGATGAAATAAATTTTACAGGTCGTCAAACTGAAATTTATGGATCATTTTCTCTGGATGACATACTGACTTTTATAGATGATCGAATTGTGGAAGATAGAGTAGTTGATGCAAAATACACATATGTTATGCAAGAACCAAAAATTGGTTGGGATAATTGGTTGGAAATATATTCAAATTACAAAACCGATATTTCAGAATATCGTAAACAAAAAAAAGAAGAAATACAAGAAAAAATTGAATCAATATTCAATACATATAAACTAAATGAAGATGAATATGCACAATCAGACTGGATACATGGCGAATCAACACACGGAGCAAATTTAGAAGTATCGAAAAAATTTAAGATACCATATGCTAGATACTTATTGACTTGACATACTAATTACATATATTGATTAAAAATAATTAAACCTATATTTATGTGTATGAATAAATGCACAGAAAATATTGTTAGAGAAATAATCAGAGAATACTTTCGTTCGGTTCTGATCGAAGGAAAAAAACCCAGTGGTGGATTAACCGGTTGGTTTAGAGAAAAATGGGTTGATATTTCTCGTAAGAAAAAAAGTGGTGGCCATCCTCCATGTGGCGCTTCTGCTGGTAGTAAAGCCAGAAAAGGTGGCAAAAGAGCATATCCAAAATGCGTTCCTGCATCAAAAGCTGCTTCTATGTCATCCAAGCAAAAAAGAAGTGCCGTAACACGAAAGAGAAAAAAAGGTGCTACCGGTCGTGGTAGAGCAAAAATGGTTTCAACGTATACAAAGGATTAAAAATGGAAAATGTTTTGGAAAAAAGAATTGGCAACTACATAAAAATTTTTGCCATTTCTGTATTTGCAATACTTTTTGTTTATGTAGTTTATGACAACAATCGTTCAAAAGAACAAATGAAGTCTTCAACAAAAACAAAAGATAGTTTGGAGGCATTGATAAACAAATATCAATATGATTATATTGAATTGAAAAAACGTGCGGACATAATGGATTCTATATTGAATGTAAAAAAAGATAATCTAGAAGATGTTAAAAAATCTTTCAATAAAAAAAGAAAACCTATCATAAAAAATTCAAATGATGCAATTAAGTATATCAACAAATTTTTAAGTGAGTGATTATGAAATATGTTTTTGCTTTAATATTTTTGACCTCAAATTTGTTTGCTACAGAGAAAGATTCAGTTTACTGTTTCAATAAAACGGAAATAACTTTACTGGCAAATAAAATTCAACTAATTAGAGATTCAGTTGATTATTTAAAAACGGTGGTTGATGCACAAGATACTGTAATAGACTTATATCAATCTCGGTCTGATATGTTTCTCAAACAACTAAGAAACCGTGATCAAGTTATTGATGCTTGTCAAAAAAGAAGCAAAGAACTTGAAAAGATAAATGAAGAATTACAACCACGTTGGTATGATAATAAATTTCTGTGGTTCTTAACCGGAGCCGCTTCCGTCTTAGGAATAGTGTTGGTAGTTCAATGAGTCAATCGAATAAAAATCTTAAAGACATAATCAAAGAGGAATTTGCTAAGTGTGCAAGTAATCCTGTATATTTTATGAAAAGGTATGCAAAGATTCAACACCCAACTCGTGGCAAAATACTATTTGAATTATATCCATTCCAAGAAGATGTTGTAAAAGAATTTAACAATAATCGATGGAATATAGTTCTTAAATCTCGTCAGTTGGGTATATCCACACTTATTGCTGGTTATTCTCTTTGGTTGATGTTATTTAATCAAGATAAAAACATTCTTGTTATTGCAACGAAACAGGAGACTGCGAAGAACTTGGTTACAAAAGTTCGTGTTATGTATGATAATCTTCCAAGTTGGTTGAAAACGGGTGTTCAAGAAGATAATAAATTGTCACTTCGTTTTAAGAACGGTTCACAGATTAAAGCCGTTTCTGCCGCTGCTGATTCTGCTCGTTCTGAGGCACTTTCGCTTCTTATTATAGACGAGGCCGCCTTTATTGATGATATAGATAAAATATGGGCATCCGCACAACAAACACTTGCAACTGGTGGAACTGCAATTATTAACTCTACCCCAAACGGTGTTGGTAACTTTTATCATAAACAATGGGTAAAGGCAATACTAAAAGAAAGTTCATTCAATCCAATAGAATTATTATGGCAAGTCCATCCAGACCGTGATCAATCGTGGAGAGACGAACAAGATGATCTTCTCGGACCAGATTTGGCAAAACAAGAATGTGATGGAAACTTTCTTGCATCTGGTCGTTCTGTGATTGATGGTGAATTGGTTCAATGGTATAGAGAAACTTATGTTTGTGAACCGAAAGAAAAACGTGGTGCAGAGGATGCTTATTGGATTTGGGATTATCCTGATCCCAATAAAACTTACATTGTTGTAGCCGATGTTGCGCGTGGTGATGGAAACGATAATTCAGCATTTCATGTTCTTGACATAGATAATTTAGAACAAGTTGCAGAATATCGTGGAAAACTTGATACAAAATCATATGGCAATATGTTAGTATCAGTTGCCACAGAATACAATGATGCAATGTTAGTAGTTGAAAATGCCAATGTTGGTTGGGCGGTTATTCAACAAATTATTGATAGAGGTTATCCAAATCTTTATTACACTTACAAAGAAGACGGTTATATCGATCCATCTATACAGATACCAAAAGGTTATGACTTAAAAGATAAATCACAAATGGTTCCTGGATTTACAACAAGTGCAAAAACAAGACCACTTCTTATTTCTAAATTGGAAACATATTTCCGTGAAAGAACACCGATAGTAAAATCTGCAAGATTGACGGAAGAACTTCTTGTATTTGTTTGGAATGGTTCAAAGGCAGAGGCACAAAATGGATATAAAGATGACTTGGTTATGTCATTTGCGATTGGTCTTTGGGTTAGAGATACCGCAATAAAACTTCGTCAAGAGGGACTGATGAAGACAAGAATGAGTTTAGATTACATGGGAAAATCAACAACACCACTTAAACCATCATATCAATACGGTGATGACCGCGATGGTTGGAGTATGACCGTGAATGGTCAAAACGAAGACCTAACATGGTTAATAAAATAACGTTTCTAATTTTTACTACATATTTATATTAAGTTTACAGTATACAAAATAGGTGACAAATGGCACAGAAAAAATCATTATTTGATAGGTTAAAAACACTTTTTTCAACTAATGTTGTTGTTCGTAATGTTGGTGGTAAAAAATTAAAAGTCGTTGATACTGCAAGGTATCAAGGTGATGGGAACCCTCATACATCAAAAGTTATTGACAGATATGGTCGATTGCATGGAACAAAGGGAACTCCTATTTCTGTATACAACCAGTATAACTCTTTTTCTGCTACAAAGATAGACTTGTACACCGATTATGAGGCAATGGACACCGATGCCATTATTTCATCTGCTCTTGACATATATTCAGATGAAAGCACTCTAAAAAATGATCAAGGTGATGTACTAACCATACGAACCGATAATGATAATATAAGAAAAATACTTCGTAACCTTTTTTATGATGTTCTTAATATAGAATATAATCTTTGGCCGTGGATTCGTAATCTCTGTAAATATGGTGATTTTTATTTGTACCTTGATGTAAAAGATGAATTGGGTGTAACTAATGTTGTTCCATTTTCTCCGTATGAAATGCAAAGAGAGGAAGGAACTG